CCACGTCCCCACCAATAGGTTGACACTACAAAATTACTTGCTCCATTAATAATTGTAGGTTTAACTTGTTTCTTCTGAATTATACTTTTCAGATAATTGTAATCCATATACAATAATTTAATATAATTATTTTCATTTAATAATTATATTAAATATTTATTATAATATAATATAATAAATGTTGTGTGGTATAACCTGTTCGGTTGGGTTGATGTTTTTAATAGCAAATTTATATGTTACTTTTACGGCTGATAAAACTAAACAAAAACAGGAATTTTATAATACCTTATCTGAAGATAAAATAGAAAAATATGAAAATATTATTAAGGAACGAAGAGGGATTTATTTGAAGGGGTATGGTTTAGGATTAATTTTAGCTTTTATTTCTTTATTTTTGTATGAAAAATTTGGCGGAAATGATAAAAGAAAAGGATTGAATAAAATTTGTTTCATCGGCGGAATTACATTATTAGTAAATTATTTTTATTATATGCTTTCACCTAAATCAGATTATATGATTTTACATTTGAATGAAGAAAAACAAAGAGAAAAATGGTTAAATATAAATAAAACAATGCAATTTAAGTATCATATCGGTTTATTATTGGGTATTATCGCATCAATGGTACTAGCGTATGCGGTAAAATGTTAATAAGTATTTAATGTATAAATTATATACAATGGATTCTTCAACAAATGAGGAGAAATTAATTGCTATTTTAGAGTTATTACAAAAACAGGAAAAAGATATAGATAAATTAAAAAGGGACAATAAAAAATTATTAGAAAAAATAGAAATTATAAATAAGAATTCTGAAAAAATGGCTAATCATATAGATTTTATTAATCGTTCCTATGATAAACTCGCCAATTCATATATTTTCAAAAATATTTTTTAATTTTTCATATAAAATATAAATACCTATATTTATATTTTATGAGTTATATTAATTTTTATTAATCAACTTCTTCTATATTTTCTGATGCGCTAGGCATAGATCCAGGCATAGATCCAGGCATAGATCCAGGCATACCTCCTTGTGTTTCACCATACATTTTTGTTACAATTGGTTTTAATGTAGTTTCACAATCATTCATTTTACTTTCAAACTCTTCTGTAGTAGCAGAAACATTCACATCAAGCCATTCTTGTGTTTCTTTTACACATTGCTTAATTGATTCACAATCAGTTTCACCTAATTTATCAGCAACTTCTTTATTATCTAATTGATTGCGCCAATTATAAATATATGATTCTAACTTATTCTTTGCTTCTATTCGTTTCATATTTTTATCATCTTCCTCTTTTAATCGTTCTGCTTCTTTAATCATATTTTCAACTTGTTCCTTTGATAAACGACCCTTATCATTTGTAATTACAATATTCTCTTTCTTTCCTGAAGACTTCTCACATGCTGTTACATTCAACATTCCATTTGCGTCAATGTCATACGTCACTTCTAGTTGAGGAACTCCACGCGGAGCCGGCGGAAGACCAGTTAGGTCAAATTGTCCTAGCAAATTACAATCCTTTGTAAATGACCTCTCGCCTTCAAAAACGCGAACAGTAGCAGCAGGTTGATTGTCTGCGTATGTGCTAAAGGTTTGACTTTTCTTAGTTGGAATAGACGTATTTCGTGGAATCATTACAGTCATTACATTTCCGTTTGTCTCAATACCGATAGATAATGGTGTGACATCAACAAGTAAAACTTGATTAAGTGATTCAGATTTATCGCCAGAAAGAATTGCAGCTTGAACTGCTGCTCCATGAGCAACTGCTTCGTCTTGATTAATAGACTTACACAATTCTTTTCCATTAAAAAAATCTGAAAGAAGTTTTTGTATTTTTGGAATTCTGGAGGACCCTCCAACCAAAACAACATCATGAACTGAACCTTTATCCATTTTCGCATCACGCAAAACCTTTTCTACTGGTTCCAAGCAGCCACGAAACAAATCACCACATAATTCTTCAAACCTGGCTCGGGTAATAGAGGAATAGAAATCTTTGCCATCATATAGTGAATCAATTTCAATTGCTGCGCTACTAGATGAACTAAGTGTGCGTTTGGCTTTTTCACATGATGTTCGCAAACGACGCATTGCCCTAGGATTTGTTTTAATATCGCTTTTTTCCTTTCTTTTAAATTCATCAATAAAATGAGATAGCATCCTAGAATCAAAATCTTCACCGCCCAAATGAGTGTCGCCTGCTGTCGCCTTTACTTCAAACATACCGTCGTCTAGTGTTAGCAAACTTACATCAAATGTACCACCACCTAAATCAAAAATAAGAACATTTCGTTCTCCTTCAAAATTCTTATCTAGACCATACGCAAGAGCAGCTGCGGTTGGTTCATTAATAATTCGTAGAGCATTAAGACCTGCAATGCGGCAGGCGTCTTTTGTTGATTGACGTTGAGCATCATTAAAATAAGCAGGAACAGTTACTACCGCATTGGTAACTTCATGGCCGAGATAAGATTCTGCAGTTTTCTTCATTTCTTCCAATACCATCGCAGAAATTTGTTCAGGATAAAACGTTTTTCCATCTTCAAGTTGAATAATTGGTTTATCATCTTTATCTGCTACAACTTTAAAGGAATAATGTTTCATATCGTTTTGAACAACTGGGTCAGAAAATTTGCGCCCCAATAAACGTTTTGCGTCATAAATAGTATTACTAGTATTTCCGGCTGCTTGAGATTTTGCAGATTGACCGACTAATTTTTCGGTAGAAGTAAAGGCCACCCAAGAAGGTGTTGTTCTTTCTCCATCAGGATTCGCAATAATTTCACATGTTCCGTTTTTAAATACTCCAACACAAGAATAAGTTGTTCCCAAATCAATTCCGATAGCACAAGACATTTTATAATGTTTATATTAAACATTTTATGTTTAAATTATTTTCTACTATTATATATAGTAAAATTGAAATAAAGTATAATAAATATAATTATGTAATATACTATAAGACAATGATTATTCAAGTTGAAATTAATGATAGAGAATATAAAAAATGGATATGGAGAGAAATGACAACACAGTTAGAAATTAGTGCTAATTTTAATCCATTAGAATTAAAATTATTTAACGGCGATTTACTGGATAACAAAAGTGGAAAACTAATAAAATCAATATATAGAAGAAATTCTGAATTAACACTAGCTGGTATATTGGTATTAGATGGTAAAACTTATGGACGCAGTAATAATAACAAACCTCTGTATAAATGTATACCAGATAATAAACAGATGCCTATATTTCTAGTTCCATATGAAGAGAGAAATCCAAGTTTTAATAAAAAGAAGGTGAATAATTATGTATTGTTTAAATTTAAAGAATGGATTGATAAACATCCGATAGGTATTATATCAAATACAATTGGGCAGGTTCAAGATATAAAAGCATTTCAAGAGTACCAACTTTATTGTAAAGATTTGAATGTTTCTTTACAAAGGTTTACAAAGGAAACTGTAAAAATGGTAACTGACGAGAGTAAAAAAGAAAATATAACTGACGCCATTATTAAAAGGCACGCCGTAGAAGATAGACGAACTGGTTATAATGTATTTTCAATTGATCCGTTGGGTTCTAAAGATTTTGATGATGCGTTTAGTATACAAATGTATGATAAATATATTATAATTAGTGTTTATATTGCGAATGTGCCTTTAATTATTGATTATTTAAACTTATGGTCTGAATTTACTAATAGGGTATCTACTATATATCTGCCTAACAATAAAAAAAGTATGTTGCCTTCAATTTTATCGGATGATTTATGTAGTTTACAAGAAGGTAAAGAGAGATTTGCCTTTACAATGGATATAAAAATATTAAAAAATGAAGTTGTTGAAAATAATAAGGAACTATGCGAAATTATAGATATTACATTTTCAAATACTTTAATTAAATTAATGAATAATTATGTTTATGAAGACGCCGCATTATTGAGTAAACCGAATTATGTTGTGTTATTAGAATATACTAAACATTTACAAAATAAATTACCTTATTTGGATCAGATAAATGATAGTCATGACGTGGTTGCGTATTTTATGATATTAATGAATTACGAATCGTCAAAAAAAATGATTGATTATAATGTAGGGATTTTTCGTGCGACCTCCTCCTCTGCGAAGTCTATGGAAGAATCAAATGAAAATGAACCACCGAGTGAAATAAAGAATTTTATAAAAGGTTGGAAATATGAAATGAGTGGACATTATTGTGATAATAAAGAGAGAAAAGGCCATGCGTTAATCGCCAATGGATTGTCTTCTTATACACATATTACATCACCAATCCGACGAATTGTTGATTTAATTAATTTGATAGAATTACAAAGGGAATTAGGATTATTTTCATCTATTTCATCAACTCTATTTGCCCAAAAATGGTTAGAAAAAATAGAATATATAAATCATTCTTCAAAAGCAATTAAAAAAGTTCAACAGAATTGTTTATTATTACATACATTAACAAATACACCTCAAAAAGATGCTATTTATAAAGGTTATGTATTGGAAAATATTGATATTTGTAAAAATAATTTAATTAAATATAATGTCTATATTCCTTCCTTAAATATGGTTTCATCTTTTAAAACAGACAATGCTAACATTCAAATGTATACAAAATGTGAAATTATATTACGTCTTATTGTTTCAGAGGACGATTTGCGAAAAAAAATAAGATTACAAATAATTAATATAGTATAATTTCATAATTTATTACAAATGTTTATCGCTATCGTCTCTTTCTATAAGGAATTCTTCTCTTTCGTTTTTCAATTCATTATACTTTTTTTCATATTCAGCTAATTTTTCTTCAACAAATTCGCGCGTAAGATTATAGTGTTTATCCTGATAATAAAAAAAGAACTACTTGATAATGTTATACATAATATTTTTATATAAAAAGTATTTCAATTTTTATATAAATAAAAATTATAAAATTAACACATTTCAAACAAACGCCCTTTGAGGGATTTGAACCCTCGACCCTTAGATTAAAAGTCTAATGCTCTACCGGCTGAGCTAAAAAGGCCTATTTTGTTTTTAATGTGTTAATTTTATATGGAGTATCCTAACTCTCATCTCTCCCGCTTGGATTCGAACCAAGGACCTTCGAGTTAACAGCTCGACGCATTAGACTACTTTGCTACGGAAGATTTCATGTCCTTGCTACTAGGACAATTTAATATAGCAGGTTCTCTTTAAGATGTTTTGGATAGATATATATTTATTTATTTTACAAATAAAGCGACTGGTTAGTGACGACGTATTTTAAAGTAAGAACAGGAATTTGTTTAATTTTTTCTAATAAAACAATATTATTTTTAAGTTCGCAAATTTTTTCTATTTCTTTTGCGATGTTATTTATTTTTAAAATGGCTTTCACAAAATCTCCAAGTGATATATTTTTATTATGTTTAACCGAATTAATAATTTTTTTACATCCTTCCTCGGTTTCACATGAACACCAATCTAAAATTTCTGTTTGAATATCAAAATTAATTTCATATGATGAACCAGAGTCAATTTGCTGAGCTGTTTCGATTTTTTCGTAATATTCTAATGATTTTATAATATCCATCGTGATTTTATTTATAGGATATGAATGTGCTTCAGGGTATAATTGTTTTAAATCCTCCGGCACATTTAGATTAGTAAAACAGGAGAATATGGAGGCTAAATCTCTGGCCGTAAATTCATTAAAGCCGTCAGTTTTGGTATAAATATCCGCCATTGTTAACGGATGCACTTCTTGTAAATGCGTTGCAATAAGACCTTTATCAGTTATTTTCAAACAATTATCTTCAGTATCAGTATCATTTTTTTGTATAAATTCATTTGGTATAAGTATACTTGTCACCAATTGGTTGATTGTTCCACTAATGTATTCTTCTGTATTTTTTTTGTATACCATGTTTTTTTTATATTCGCGTTCAGTGGTTTCAAACGCATAATATTTTGTAAGGTCTTGTTCTAAAAATTTATATTCGGTTTCTATGTTGGATAATTCGCGTTTTAGTTTTTTTTTAGTACTGTTTGCTGAAAATTTCATTAAATCATTTTTATCTCTATATTCTTTTAATTTATCTTCTGGTGTTCTGCACAATTTTAATTGTTCCTTTTTCATAATTAAAACGGTTTCTAGTTCTTTTTGTTTTTCATTATATTTCTCTATTTCTCTCTTGATATCATATGCCAATAAACTTTTTTCTACAAATTCATTAATAATAGATATATCTTTCTGTTGAGAGATAATGCTTAATGCCAATGTATAGGATATTTTAAATTTAGATGTCAGTGTTTGCGGTTTGCCTGTAAGCATATTTTTATATTCAGTCAATGAGGGTATCTCAAATAAATTATTGCAATGAATCACATGTCCAATATCATCAATACCGCGGCGACCAGCTCTACCGGCCATTTGTATATATTCACTAGGATATAGATAACGCATCGTTGAACCATTGTATTTTGTTAAACCGCTGAAAATAACTGATTTTGTCGGCATATTAATCCCAACCGCAAACGTCTCTGTAGCAAATAAAAGTTTAATAAACCCTTTTTCAAATAATAATTCTACCATTTCTCTCAATACCGGAATCATACCCGCATGATGGATAGCAATGCCCTTTTCCAATAAGGCGACCAACTCTAAATACTCGGGTAGATTTATATACTCTTTGTAATTTGTCAGCTTAGACATGATAATGTGTCTACATTCCTTCTCAATAATTGCGGGGATTCCGCTATCTTTTTCAAATAAACATTTTGTAATTTCTTTGGCAGCAAGTTCAACATGTTTTCTTGAAAACACAAAACAAATAGCCGGCAACATCCCATTGTTGTTCAAATAAGTTATTAATTCATCTAAGACAAACTGCCGTTTAGTGTATGTATTTTTTTTATTAATAAAATCTAATACGTCGTTTACTTTATGATAATTAATATCATTAAATACTCCAGCAGAGTTACTTATTACAATAGGCGTTTTGTATAAATCGTTTAATTTTTGTTCATATGGTGTCTTTTTCGCAGAATGAAAGGTATTGCTATGAATAGATAGCCACATATAATGCGTTAAAGGCACAACACGTTCATAGGTGGGCGTTAAATACATTTTTTTCCCTTGAATATTCGCTTGTGTCGCTTGTTTATTTTTTTCGTCTTCTATCCAAGAAGCAAATACTTCGGGTTTATCTATGGTTGCAGATAACATTACCAATTGGACTTGAGCAGGGGTCATTAAAATAGATTGTTCCCAGACTGATCCGCGATCAGGGTCATTAATGTAATGAACTTCATCAAATATAACTGCGCCTAATTCAGTATTAAAATCCATTTCAAACATTAATGGCGCTTTTGTCTCATTATTACTCTCTTCATTAATTTTCTTATTAAATAATGTATTACGCAGAATTTCTGTAGTCATAATAAGGACATCGGCCTCTGGATTATCTTTACAATCGCCTGTTAAAATTCCAAAGGAAATGGTTGGAAACTTCCGACGAAAATCAAACAATTTCTGATTCGAAAGAGCTTTGATTGGCGTTGTATAAATAACTTTTTTTCCCTTTGAAATTAAATGTTGAATAGCAAATTCCGCAGGTAATGTTTTTCCTGACCCTGTATGTGCGGTTATTAAAACATTGTCTCCATCTACAATAGATTTAATTGCCCATTTCTGAAAGTCACTTAATGATAAATTATTAAAGTATTTTGTAAAATACTCTTCATTATAAAGGTCTTCTTCAGTAAAGGTGGTTTTGCAAATAATAACCATTCTGTATAATTACCATATTATATAACATAATATTTATTTCAATTTATTTAAATATTTATTTATTTATTTATGCGTAAATATAATTTGAAATAACTTAAAGAGTTGTTACTTATATAAGTATATACGATGTCTACCCCTGTTCAGCAACAGCCTATCATGGAAGAATCCTGCCGTAGTAAGCGTGAAATTGGATGTGTTAAGTGGTTTAATAACAAGGCGGGTTATGGATTTCTTTCAGTTTCTTCTGAAGGAACATCTGAGACTCGTGATGTTTTTGTTCATCATTCGGCAATTAAGGTAGGACAGGAGCAATATCGCTATTTGGTTCAAGGCGAGTATGTGGAGTTTACGTTTGCGACAGTTACGACGGAAGGTCACAAGTATCAAGCGGCGGAGGTGAGTGGTGTTCGTGGCGGTATGTTGATGTGTGAAACCCGAAACGAGAACCGCGTTCCTAAGACTGAGCAAGCCAGCCGGCCTCCTCGGGTAAATACCGAGAAGACAACGCGTAAAATGCCTGCTGGAGAATCGCTGGTGGGTGAGGATGGCGTGGAGTGGATTCCCGTTCGACGAAAGACGGCTCCAGTTAAAACACAGCCTCAGCGTTCTACAAAGCCTTATACTAAGCGTTAACAATTACATATATAAAATTTTAATGTATAAATATTTTTATAATTTTTTATAAATATAAAAATATTGAAATACTTTTATTGTAAATCTATTCGAGTGTCCATTGTGGATTTTAAAAAATAACCTTTATTTGCATATAACGTATTATTAGTAACAATTTCAAAATTATTATTAGAATTAAGAGTAGAAATACTATTAGGAACAATAACGGATAAAGGGTCTAAAATTGTAGATTGTTGAGAAACACCAATAAGATTCCAGCCAGCACTAACATCTATATAGGATTCGTTAAAAATTGTTAAATTTTGGGTCCTAATGAAGCCTGAATTATT